TGATTTGTACCAACACATGTCCTTATGGGCACTAGAACATTGGCACAAGATTGAACAGTGGCAAGCAGAAGAAAGTTTAAAGTTTAAGTTGCGTAAAACTTTTTACAATGAAGCACAAAAATATGTAGCCAAAGAAAGAACACGACACTCTCGTTCGCCTATGTCAGATAGTTTTTATTACACCCATCAAGTGTTGCATGAGTTGTTGCCTGATGTATGGGAGCATGTTGGCTGGACTGATACGCCTGACATGACTGCTGAGTTTATTGCACACTCTAGCAAGCCTTCAGAAGGTGGCAACAGACTAGCCTTGTTATCAGATGTTGCTGCAGGTTTGGCTCGTTTAAACAAGAACGATAAAGATTTACTACGGATGCGATATGGCAATGGTGGTATGGATTTTGCAGCACTTGCCGAAACTTACGGTGCAAGTGATGAAGCCATACGCAAGCGTGTCAAGCGTGCTTTGGATAAACTACAAGACAGGCTTGGTGGTGAGCCACCTATTTGGCGTGGGCGTAGGCGTGTTCGTAGTAATGCAGAGTCTTTAATTGAAACACTAAAACAGGAGGAGGAATGAGGGCAATTAATCCATTGTGGTGCCTGCTTGCATTTTATGCGGGCTGGTATGTTTGCTATATTCAAATGAAGAATTGGAAATAATGAATAAAGAAATAAAGATTAAAAATTTATGGCTGTATTTTGGCTTGTCTTTTAAGCGCCTTGCTATTGGTTTTGAAATTGATAGATACCATGTTGATATAGATTTATTTTTTATATGGATTGGGGTTGAGTTTTGATTATTGGATTGAGTGGGTATGCACGCAGTGGTAAGGATACTGTTGCGGAATTGCTATGTTTAAACTATGGATTCAAGCGCATCTCTTTTGCATTACCTATGCGTGATGCGATATACACACTGAACCCATTGGTTGATGGCTTCAATCGTGTTGCTGATTTGGTTGAGGATTATGGTTGGGATATAGCCAAGGCTAATACCGAGGTGCGTAGATTGCTTCAAGTCTTTGGCACTGATGTTGGTAGAAATATTTTTGGTGAAACATTTTGGATTGACCAAGCGTTTAAACGAGCAGAAGAATATGAACGAGTTGTGTTCTCTGATGTGCGCTTTCCTAATGAAGCCAATGCTATTCAAGAAAGAGGCGGAGATGTATGGCGCATCAATCGCCACGGTCATAGTCCAGTTAATACTCATATATCAGAGCATGCAATGGATAATTATTTGTTTAAACATGTTGTCTACAACGATGGGACTTTAGATGATTTGTCTAATGAAATATTTATGTTAATGCACAACGCCTATAAATTATAGAAAGCGCCCGCTTCGGGACTGGAACCTAGGCGAGCGCTTCGTACCATAGCCTACTTCATATCCTTGGCTTGGGCAAATTAATCTCATGTACTACCCAACCTTTTATTTTCCTGATAGTGCTTCGTGTTCTAGCAGTAGTGCCACCCCAAGTTCCGTACCTTTCGTGAGCCAACCCCCACTCTAAGCACGCTTCTCTAATCGGGCATGCACTACATAGTTTTTGTATGATGTATTGAGGGTTATCTTTTTCCTCAACAGGGAAGAATAGTTCTGTGTTGATACCTACACATGCTGCTTGTTTAAACAGTTCATGGTCATAGCGCAACACATAAGTCGCCGTTCCATTTTCATAAACCTTTTCGTTTATTACTTTATGAAACTTTGGTCGGGTTAACATATCCTGCTCCAATCATATAATCTAATAAGGTTTTTAATATAACTTCACACTTAATTCCATCACGCAAGATTGCTGGTTTGCAATCCTCCACTGACCAAGTAAAGTGTTCGTCAATTAAATGAAAAGTTAATTCACGGATAAGTGCCTCATTAGCCATCAGTACCACCCCCTTCCAAGATTACTTCCAAGTGCCTTGCAGATATTGCCTCCGTATTTTCTTTTTATGTAGGCAAGTCCAAGTTCAACTTGTTCAAAACCATCGCTTGTTTTCTTTGCATCTACAAGTGCCCATGTTGCTGGCATAAACTGAGCAATACCGTAGGCTCCCGATTTTTTGTTTAAACTTTTGGGATTCCAGTTTGACTCTCTTGTCCATAGTGTATACAGACATGTCCATTCCTCTAGTTTATTCATTTGTGTAAGCAAATCTATTGCGTGCTTTTGATATTCATTCTCGTAGAAAGCAACCACAGTGCCAGCAATATTCTCACCCTTTGGTAATGGTGATACTGGCACATGTGATTTATCAAAAAACTTATCGTCAATCGCCACGCTTAAAGTAATAACAATAAACATGGCGATTAACTTTCTTAACTTCATGACACAGCCTCTTGCTTGGCGCTGATGTTTTTAATTAGCGTAGATAAATATTCAGGTATGTCGGTATCATTACCTTCATCATTTGATTTACCTACAATAACTACATTGCCTGTTAAGTAAGGTGTATTACCAAATAGAAAAGAGATTGCACTGGCTAGTGGATTCAAAGGTAGGTGCTTTGGTAAACCTTCATCATCCACATAAGCACACGCTACCTCTAATCCATTGTAGTCATAGAGTCTGACCGCCTCGATGTATCCATCGATTGCATCTTGGTAATCAGTTAATTGTTTAAACACTTTCTCTATGTGCGTACCATCAGGCTTGATTATTACGCCTTGCACTTCTTTAGAGTTTGTCATTTTTATACCTCCTTCCTCTCCATTTTTTCAATGAGATATTGGATGGAGAAATCACTCATGTCAGGTTCACCGCATGCGTAATCGCAAACATCCTCCCACACTTCACGAGTAATTTTTCTCTGTAGATTTTCCTCTACATGTTCCTTTGTATACCATGCGATGGCTAAGTCAGCCTCCAATGGCATGTTGTTTAGTTCCTCTAACACTTTTTTAACCTTCACTACCTACTCCTTCCAGTTGGTTTTTAATTAGGTCGTTGATGGTTGGTTCCATTGCGTGCCTGTGGTTGTATCGTGTGCAATCACCGCATACTTGGTACTTGGTGAAGGCAAGCATGAGGTCAGTATCTTTACCGCATTGCGTGCATGTACTGTTCATTGCTTTATACCTTTCAGTTCGGCAATAGTTTTTTCTAGTTGTGCAATCTTTTGGGCAGTGGTTAAGCGTGGCGTAATTCCATACTTTAACTTTGCCTCATTAAAGATTGTTTCGTATTCATCACGATGACTTGCAATAAGTTTTTGCACCGCTTCATACTTTGCAGTGGCATACTTCATTGATGACGCAGGTGATTTCATTGCTTTAACTCCTTCATCATGTTGTTAAGTTCAACATAGGATAATTTATTGCTGAGCCATTTACAACCATCCTTGGTTGAATCATTTTCAAACCCTGCCACTTTGACCCAATCACGATAAGGCTTTGTGCCTTTATATGCGCTCATGAATAGGCGTGCTGATAGGTACAGTGCGTAGTCATTGTTAATCCACAGCGCACAGTTCCAAGTGTCGTAGTTTTTCCAACCTTCATAGGTGCTCATGTTTAAACACCTAACTCTTTGTCAACCACGGTTGATACCTGTTGACGCAAGGTGCTTACTCGTTCACGCAACCATGCGTTTTCTTTTTCTAATTGCATATTTTTTCTAATGGCTAGAATCATCACACCAGTAGAGCCAATCAACGCAATCGCTATTGCAATTAAGTCGGTTCCTAACATTTACTTTCTCCAATCAGTTTGTGTAGCAGTGTTGCTACAGTCCTAAGTTTACGCTTAATTAGATTAATGTCAATGATATTAGAAAAGATTTTTAAAAATAATTTAGTTAGTTGTTTAAACAATACACATCAGAAGACCAGACCCTGCGGCAAAAATTTATTTGTTGTTTAAACAGCAGGCTCCAGACTCCTGGGATTTCTTCCTGGTTTTTAGTGCTTTGTTTAAACAAAAAGAAAAACCCCCGCCGCAAGCGGGGGCTTTCTGTTTAAACGGTTAGAAGTTTAGGAACTCGTCATGCTTGTCCCACCACTTTGAATACTTGTCTGCCTTGTATTGGTTGTATCTGCCATACCAATCCATATCGGTTTCCAATTCCTTGGTGCTTGTGTATGTGTCATACCATTTAAACACCTCACGCTTTGCAGGCTTGAATGTTTCGTGTCTAATGATGCGACCATCTTTGACTTGAAA